TAGACTGTCGCCTGCAAGATAGTCCTAAGCCCAGGAGAGGTAAAAGTAAGGGCCGAACCGTTTTGATCAGTTAAAGCGAACCAGGTATTCCCGTCGTTACTTCCTTCGATGGAAACTGATCCGCCAGCCCCAAACGTTCCGTCCACCTGGACTGATCGGTCAGAGTTTTTAGGCCCGCTTTGAGGCGTCCCTGCCTCTCCATTAGCAAGCCCAGACCACGTCGCCAGGTAGACGCCTCTTTGGATTGCTTGTGAGCTAAATACCGCCGCCATAATTAAGCAGAGGCTACAGCATCGGTGAAGTTAGCAAGGTTCTCATGCGTATACTCAACCATCGCTACCGCGTCGAACGCGGTAAGGTTGGCGTTAGCTGTGGTAACTTCCACCACGAGCTCATCCCCAGAAACAAACTTGGTAGCGTTCGCGACCTTATACAGAACCATGCCCTGAGCTAACGGGTTTGGGACGGTGAGAGTTGCAAAGATAGTCTCTCCAGAAGTACTCCCAGCGGTTGGACGCTTCTTAAAGACAACCACCCCGCCAGTCGCAGCGGTAGCTCCTTTGTTTACAATGCCGACGTAGTGCACCACCGCCGGCATCATCAATCCAATATTCCCCTTTACGCCAGTAGTCGCGCCGCTCGCATTTCCAGCGACCACCAGCGGAACCTGTAAATCGTAAGCCATTCCTCTATTCCTCCTCCAATTTAAACAAGAACATGAATCACGCGATCTTCACCAGGACGCAAGGTCGAGCCAGCGCCCCACGTCAAGCCAAAGTTAACGCGCCCGTACCAGGCAATGCCGCGCAGCAGACCAAAGTTCCTCGGAATCCCCATGCGCAGTTCTGGCGGATAAGCCTCAATCATGGTGACCGCGTCATCACCAAAGATCACTGCCTCGCCCGTGGTTGCGCTGCGTCCTAAGGCCTTGTCATGGTTGGTCTCGATGATACGGACACCTTCCATCCGCCCTAGCTCATGGTTGTACTTGCCTTGCGGATTGGTATAGGTGTACCATATTTGCCAAGACTGGTCACGCATCAAGCCACGGATAGACTTAGTGCGCGCAATCATGACATAATGGTCGTTGTTAATCATAGGCGCCTTCATGTCGTCGTAGAGGTAGTCCCTCAGCTCTTCCAGATGGTAGAGAGTGAAGGCGGCTGTCGAAGAAGCGCCAGTGCCGTTGGTGGTGAACGTGATTGAGCTTGCACCAGTCAACGAGGCCTTAACGTTGGTTTGCTTAAACGCAGCTGCGGCCATCGTGTCTAGCACCAAGCTCATTTGGTCGCGCAGGAGCGACTGGATCGGGTCTTCCATGTCATACTTAGAGAGGATTTGCACGTCCTCACTAAATACAACCGCCCGCCCTAAGCGCTTGACGGTGATAGCAGTCACCGCCGGCGTCAAGGTGTCTTCCGGAATGAGCTGGTTTTCGCCAAACTCAGCCGTGGTTGGTTCATCGAGAGCCTTCACACGCGCCAGCGTAACACTCTCGCCAGACTTGCGCCCAAAAGCTTTCTCGGTGCGAGGATGCTCGGCAAAGGTGACTTGAGCAATTGCAGCCCGCCTTAGTTCAGCGCTCAAAGCATGGTTTTTCCAAGTTCCAGAAGGAACGTCAAATTCCCAGGTAAAAGCAGCCATCTACTTATTTCCTCCCACAGTTAGTGAACATCAAACATCTTAGCCCTCTTTGAGCGAATGTAATCCGCTAAAGAGCCGCTGGTATTTGGCGCCCTCTCCTCCATGGTAGTGAAAGATAAGCCGCCAAATGGGGTGCCGCCGGTATCAGAAACAGCTGGTTTCCGTTTCTCGGATGCTGCTTTCTTGTAGTACTCGGCCATTTCCTTTAAATGATCCCATGCGCGCTTCTCTAAGTGGCGCGCTATATCCTCTTCTTTCTTCATCGAGGCAATGATTCCGGCGTCTTTCTGAATGATAATGGCGAAAACGTCGTCAGGAATGTCTTTAAACTCAGGATGTGAGGTTCTAAAGTGAGTCCAAAACCGAGCAGCTCGTTGCTCCTCTTCAATCTTCCTTCTTAGCTCGGTTTCCGTTTGCTTCTTAACCTCGTCTGCAATCTTTGCCACAGACTCAACCGGATTTTCCAAAAACCGCCGGTTGTACTCCTCCAGCTGCTCTGGAGTAAGGCCTGCAATCTGCTGCGCTTGAGTTTGAGGAGCACTAGGTGCTGGTTGCTGTTGTTGGAAATTGCTCATCATGGCAACCATAGCATCAAACTTGGCCTTAAGCGCCTCAAGCTCGGCTTTTAAATCCTCTTTACTCTTGCCTTCCTCATTCTCTTCAGATTCTACTTTCTCTTCTTCGTTAAATTCCAACTCTTCACTCATTGCTCAGACCTTTGTTAACAATCGAAGATTTCAAACTACTTATAACTTTCCTAAGTGCAATTATAAGACAAATCTTGTGGTAAATCAGTTCCTTGTATTCTGCTGGTGGTAACGTATTCTCCTTTCTTACTATTTCATCGATGATTGCCCTCTCAATCTTTTCTGTGTGGTGCTCAAGTATATTGCACGTAACAGACTCTAACGTTGGATGTTGGATCATAATTTTATTGGCTCATGGAATCTTATTCCTTTTGGAATCAAAAGCTTAACCTCATCATTTTGAGGCTTGCTTTCCAGCTTTTGAATATCTTTTGCGATTATTGCCGCTATCTCTATCAGCGTTGAGATAGTGTCCTGGTAAAACTCAAGCCTCTTGTTAATATCCTCTATGTGAGGCTCGTGGTAGTAATACCAGGTTGCCAAATCCTTTATCCTATTGTTGAGTTCCAACGACATTATTAGCACCTACCTGTTGCTGTTGAGCTTGTGGCTGTTTTGCTTGCTGTTGAGGAGCTAATCCTCCGCCGCCAAGCATAGATTGAGACGCCATCATCTCTATTGCCTGTTGATCTTGAGGAGACATAGAGACGTCGCTTATATCTATGCCGTACAGCTTTGCTAGCTTGAACATGTACTTGTACATGTCGAAGCGCGTTAGGAATGCTTGTGCCAGCGCAGGAGAAGATAGGAATGTCGACATAAACTGAGTATACTTTTGAATGTCGCTGCTTCTCCTTAGCAGGTCAGAAATTCCTTTCACTGTTAAGCCGATTCCAGAAAACGCCTGGAACCTATCTTCTGGTGACATCTGGATAAGCTTAATCGCTTCTATAGGGCCAATCGCCGAAATAATATCGTCTGTCTTCAAGAACTCTAGGTTTTGCATCAGGATTAGCCACAGCTTGCGCAGGATGGAGCTTATAAAGGCTTCAACAGAAAGAATGAATCCTGCGAGCAAAACAGACTGGCTTTGAGTCAGCTGCACAATCTCCGTAGCGGTGGCTTCCTTTGGTGGCGCCCTACCAATTGATATGTCGGTAAGAACAGAAGAATCTACGAATAGGCTTTCTAGGACACCATACATTTGGAGCGTTAGGGGATTGATTTCACCAATTGGCATATGCTCTACCACCCTGGCCCCAATTGGAGCATCCGCTCGAATTCGGACTGTACTTCCAGATTTGACGCCGCCAATGATGTCGTTGGGGTTCTCTAATAGGCCTAGATGAATAGCATTCACTCCAATGTTTGCGCGAACGGCAGAATCTAACATCAAGTTAAATAGCTCGTTCATGCAAAAGTTAAGGCCTACTGGGCCGTCCAGGATGGCGGGAATGGATTCTTCCGTTACCGGAACAGTAATGCGCTTATAGACGAAAGGCGACTCTCCGTGCCAAAATGGATTGTCCTCAAAGCGAAGCAAGCGATCATCAGCACAGACCGCAATAGCATTGCGCTTGATTGGCTCTCCGTCTTTGCTTAGGAAGGTTCCATATACTTCCTTAAGCTTGATTGGCTTCCTGTATTCTTTTTCTCCCTCCCCTAGCTCATCGACCTCTTTCTTCCTGTAAACTCCGGCTTTTGCTAGGTCTTTAAGCGTATACCAGTCTTGCTCTATCTCCTGAATCTCGTACAGTCCGCGTCCAGTCGGATCAGGAAAATAGAAGTCTGGATCAATCGCGGAAATGGTTGGCTTAAAGACTTCTATCTCTTGGTTGCCTTCCGCCATAACCAGCGTAGTTGGAGAGATAGCGCCAGTTACCTTCGCCACCATCTCTCCTTTTAGGAGACCAAACTTAATGCACCTTTCTATTATCTCTAGGAAGGATTCTCCATTGGGGCCGATGTGGTTTAGGTAGGCCGAGATTAACGCCCTAGCTATTTCTGGATCAATGTCTACCTTGCTTGTTTCTACAGTGAAGAACTCGTTTCCAGCGTCAGTGATTGCTTTAGTGATGAACTTGGAGAGGCGTTCTACGGCAACGAAAGTCTTGGGGATAAACTGTGTCGATTGATCTTCTGATTTACCTTCTAAGAAATCGTCAGGAAAGCAAGAGTTATATGCCTCTACGTTAATCTTGTTCTTCTCTTTCCTCTTCTTTCTTGCGTCCTCAGACTCTCTGTAGCATACGTCAATATAATCTAATATCTCTCTTTCTTTTTGCATAGGCACCAAACCTATAGACTAATGCTTTTGATTGCTGAGCTGCTTCTGTTAAAGATGCCTCGCAATCTTCACAAACGTTAGAGTAGTAGACGGAATAGTTTCCTATATACTTGCCGCAGCTTTGGCAAAGGCCTTCGAAGCCTGTCGAGTAATTAGACGGGGGCGGACTATAATAATTCATTGATGATTATGTGTATTAAAGAAGCAGCAAGTGAGCCAGAAAGAAAAAAGAAGATTATAGCCAAGATGATCCCTATCGCTTTCTCTGTTCTATTGTTCATCTTCATCGCCAAATATATCAACCAAAAGATTTAACGATCCGTAAAGCATGCAAGCATAAGCAAACATTTCAAACGGCTCTAATACCGACGGGTCTCTGTTTGAGATGAGAAGAAGAACAAACGAAAGCACGCAAAGCAAGACTGACGTTATCACCTTCCCCCAATAAGGCTCTCCATAAACCTTTCGAACATATGGATTGCTCTTCCGCCCATATGGCCGGATATTCCAACCAGTGCCGCTGTTAATGTATTGCCAAAACCCGCCGACTGGCATAAATAGAAAGTTATTATACCAGTGAATGCGCTTATAACCAAATCTCCAACTAGTTCTGTTATGTTAAATGCTCTTACCCTTCCTTCCTTTAGCTTTATGATAAAGCTCGCGAATCCGCCGAACACGGATAGTGATATTACCCAGGCGTATGTTAGAACAGTGTAGTCTAATGGGTCTTTATCTGGAATAGGTGGCTGCATTCTTGAATGTATAAACATTCTGTTTTGCCGAAGCCAAACGATGTGCTTTCCTAATCAGCTTGTTAACAAAGACAACGCTACAACCATAAGAAAGCGCATCCCCCAAGTCGGAATAAGGGTGGCTCTTCTTCTTGTTGGTGTCCACCAAAGACCAAGCTCCTGCTAGTGCTTCTACCAGGTACCGGCAGTTCTTGGAAACGATTACATCACCATCATAGCAAGCCATCTGGATAGCTTCCAGTCGCGTGTGAATGTAATGAGCGCCTGGAGTAAATGTTCCGCCAAGCATCTTTATGATTACATTCGCCGCGCAGTTTGCTCTATCCGCCGCGTACGCCTTCGATTGCTCCATCCTTGTCATCGTATCGTCCCCAATATGCCTAAACTTGAGGCCAAAGTATTGGGGGCTCATATGATCCTTGATCAGCTCATAAACACCTATGCCAGTTCCAAAGAACTCATCATAGACGTACAGCTTGCCGTTGTGTAGCTGGCATATCAGGAGAGCTGGATGCATAGAAGCATCCCAAAGCGCAATAACCTCTTTCGACCTGTCTAGCGGCGGCATGCTGTCCGCTTCACAAACGTGCTTTTCTACATCGAACGTTGGTACCGCTGGCTCTCCTTCATAGACCGCGCAGTATTCCCCTTGCACGTAGCGACGGATTAGGTCTTTCCTATGCGACCAGACGGCCTTAAGCTCATCGTAATAGGATGGCGGAAGGTTGTGTACGTTTTCTGGCGCATCAGTCTGGAAGACGTTGAATCCTTCAATTGGAGTTTCTATAAAGCGCCTATAGACCCAATGCTGTGGTGATGGATTATTGCATACCACCTTGCAAGCCATCCAGTTCATTCCCTTCTGCCGTCTCCTTCCTAGCATGATGTCGAAGACGGTTTCAGAAACACCACCGGACATTCCGACCGGAACAGCCTCATCAATTCCAACGCCCGCGATCTCCAGCGATTGTAGCTTGCCGGAATCCATTGGACTGTCGGCAGGAATGAACCAAACTTTCCCCTTTAGCGGCTTCTTCCAAACCGCTACGGCAGAAGAGGAGTTTTCTTGCTTTGTCTCTACATAAGGCTCAAACCAGTTTAGGAACTCTTGGTAGGTTGTGCGCTTTAAGGATTGCCAAGTTTCCCTGATGATTACCCAATGCGCGCCAGGATTGTTTAGTGTGTGATAAAAGCAAGACATGACTAAAGCCGTGGTTTTGCCCTCACCCATCCTAGAACAGAACAGGTCAGCTATCCCGCGACTTTCAATGAATCGCTTTTGGATCGGATTAGGAAAGAATATCTTATGCCGAGACACTCAGCAGCCTTTGCCTTTTCCTTTCCCTTTGCCTTTCTTGCCTTTCATTCTTCTCTCAGCCTCAAAGAACTCGTCTATGACATTCCGCGGAGGGCAACCATCCTTGATCTTTCCGGCCGCGCACATACCAAAGAAGCGCTTTTGCTTCTCGCTTTTGAACGGCATCAGCTCTTCTTTCCTTTAGCGGAAAGCTTTTGGAACCTCTCCTTGCCGTACTTCTTGCGTCCAATCCATGCTGCCAATGCTGCTGGATTTATCGCTCCCTTTGCTGCCAGCTTCTTCTTAAGCGCCTTGAACCTAGCTCCAGTGCCAAGCTTTGGTTTTGCCATGTTACAGTCCTCTACAATGGTTTCTTGTGCTTCCCGCCTTCCGCCCTCGAAGGTCTCCCGCTCTTTGCTTTGTTAAAATCTATCACAAAGCTTTCTATCTTCTCAGCTAGATCAGAAGCGCCAGATTCTTCAACTGCTTCTGTGATTTCATCTAGGCGGGAACGAACATCCCGGTGATCCAGGTATTTGACGGCAGAATTTACTAAGTAAGAAACAGCGTACATGACCTTGGAGATTTCCTTCGGCTCCTCCAGCGTCTCAAGCAACTGAGTGCACATCTCAAAAGAATCGTTCAAGCATTTCTCAAGCTTCTTAACCTCTAGCCCGCTTTTCTCTTTATCCTTCTGCTCACTAGACATAACACCTCGTCAAGCTTTGACCAACTTGCAAACCTAACGTTAGACGCAATATCCTTCGAGAAGTTTTTGCTTAGGCCAAGAAAGTTCTGTTCTCGTTCCCAAAACGTTGAGTAGCATATCCTTCTAGAGATAACTCGTTCCCTTACAGCCTTCTTTATGGCGGTTCTGATGGAATTACCAGTCACAAACCGCCAGACGCTTATGGAGAACAATACCTCCTCACTGTAGGAGCGTCCGTTGCGGTGCTTAAGGCCCACCCTTCCTGGCACCATCTTCATGATGTCTCTTATGTTTATCACTGTCCTTCAATATAACCCCACCTAACCAACCAATCCACCACTATACCACACCACCCCCGCATAAAAAAGAGGAGCGGAGCATAGAACCATAGCTCCACTCCTCTCCTCTCCACTCATCAACTCCATACCAACCTTGTAGCTCCCTATTTATGTGCAAGGAGCAGGCAGGATAGAAAGCACCTCCACTAAGGCTCCGTGCCGTATTGTTTCTCCTAAAGAAACAGTAAGGCACTTTGTACTAAGATTGTTTCTTGTGTTAATGGTGTTAATGGTGTTAACTGGTTTTCAGGTTTTTATATAGATTTTAAAAATATATAGAAAAAGTTGAAAACCTATTAACACCGTTAACACCGTTAACACCTTACCGCTTTCTCCAGCGCTCCAAGCCGCATGGTTGCTAGCTTTTAGGCGGCATGGCGCTTATGGTTGCTTCTTCTCTTGCCTCCTGCTCCTTCCACATAATCTCCTGTCTCCACGTGGCATGGCTTAGCTTGGTGGCGCTCTCTCCTCATGTTGCCCCTCCCACATAATCTCCTCGCCTCACGTGGCATGGCTTAGCATTGTGGATCCTTTCCTAAAGAGTCATCCTCCTTCTTGACCTTATGAAGAAAGCGAGTATAATGATGTTTGTTCTTTTGGGGCGGCGCTGGTTGCGCCTTCGCTGCGGGCACTGGCGCCGGTGTGCCGCAGGGGCACCAGAAGCAGCATGGTGGTAACTGCTGCGACGGCAGCGGCAAGCCACATGAAGAGCGCTGGCAACGGGCCGCTAACCCGTGGGGCCGGTTCGATTCCGGCCGCCCCATCCTCTATAATTTGATGGATTTCTTTCCTCTTTCTCCTTTCACACAAATCCTCCTCCTATTCATGCTGAAATGATTGCCTTTGTTGTGATCTTCCTTCCTTCTTCCGGTTCGTTAATATTATTCCTTAATAGGAAACAGTCTGTTTATTAAACAGCGATTGATCTTGGGTTCTGCCTTGTTATACTGGATGCGTACTACAACTAAACAAACGGAGGCTACTATGTACACTTACCTAGAATGCGCCAAATGCGGGAAGGTTGATGCGTTAGCTCCAGCTGCTCTTGCTTCGCAGCTGGTGGACTTGAAGAAAGACTACTTGTGCTATTCTTGCGAGAGCAGTCTATCAGCGCTAGATTCTAATTACGCAGATTGTGAGGTATGCGGGTCTGATGAGTCGGTTAAGTACTACGACTTTAGCAGCAAAGCTCACTGCTCAGCTTGTGGCCAAGAGTACCACATCTTTTGGACGATGAACATGCCTGAGTTTGAGCCATTCTTCGATATTACCGAGCCAGCCGTTGCGGTGATGAGGACGCTATGCAACATGGCGCACTCTAGGATGGAGCATGGCTACAAGATGCTTACAGCGCTGCGTCGTATCGTGGGAAATGATAAGGAGACGGCAGCGCTATTGTTAGAGGGAATAGCGGAGATAGCGCGGGAAGGAATTGTACATGATGATTACGTGGAGACGCTTGAGTCTTGTGCAGAGCGTCTAGATGCTATTGCGCGTAGGAGCAAGCAGAATTGACATCTGCTAGTGCCCAAGGATGGGCGCTTTAAAGGTTAAAGCATGAGGAGGAATCATGATGAACTGCAAAGTTTGTGAAGGTATAGCAACGGTTGAGCTGCTGGACAACGGAAGGTTCGCGATATGTAAGAGGTGCAGCCAAGAGTATGAGCTAAACGGAGAAGTAAAGCTTGTTTTAGAAAGAGACCCGCCAACCGTGGTGGCTGGAGTGATCTGTAAGCTGTCAGGCGCAGGTTCTATCATAAACAACAAGGTTCTGTACAGCATGCGCCTATTCTTTAATGCGGACAAAGAGGCAGCGATTAAGCTTATCGAGGGACTGCTTGATATTGAAAAAGATCTTGATGGTTTGTCTGAGCTTACTTCTCAAGACGTAGAGATTCTCAGAGAAGCACTTTACAAGCTAAAGAATAGCTACTATTCTTAACCTGCACTCTCCCATATATTGGTTGCCCTGTGGAACGCCGCCTACTCTTAGGCGGCTTTCTTTTTGCGTCCTAATTGCGTCTATTTGCGTCCTAATTGCGTCTATTTGCGTCCTAATTGCGTCTAATGGACTTGACAAGATAGAAAATAGGCAGTATTCTTAAACTTCCCTCTTTACAGAACAGAGGGCGTAAAAGGTACCCCTCCGATGACAAGAACCCAAGGGGTTCTC